GGAATGAATCCACAGCATCTGCCTTGATCTTCTTGAACATCTGGTAGTTTTCACTGGCAGATCTCCAATCATCCCAAGCAAGCATCTTACTTTGCAGATAACTGTGGAATCCCATCGCACCTAAGCCGATGGAGCGTTCTTGTGTTGCTGAGTGTACAGCTTTTCCCAATTCTCTAGGAGCGTGTTCGATAAAGTAGTCAAGTACGTTGTCGAGAAATCTGACCAGATCTTTGACCATTCCGGTGTCTCGCCATTCATCCCACTTTTCGAGGTTGACTGAAGAGAGACAGCAGACTGCTGTACGCTCTTCGTTAGTTGCGAGATGGATTTCGTTGCAGAGGTTAGACCCCATAATCCGAAGTCCAAGCTTTCTTTGACTTTCTGGCAAGCATCGATTGGCTGTGTCGATAAAGTTGATGTAAGGTGTGCCAGTTCTTGACCTAGCCTTAAGTATTCTTTCCCACAGGACTCTAGCTTTAATTGTATCTCTGCAAGATCCTTCATGTGGGTCTCTAAGTTCCCATTCTTCGTCATGCTTTAATGCCTCCATAAATGCATCAGGTATATTGACTGCGTGAAAAATATTGAACAGTTTTCTGTTCTCATCTCCCCCAGTAGGATCTGGGGATTCAAGGAACTCAATAATATCCGGATGACTTACATCAATGTAGGCCGCATAACTTCCTCTGCGGGTCGTGCCTTGAGCAAAAGCCAGAATATCTGAGTCCATTGTTTTTAAAAAAGGAATTGTTCCCGGTGACTTGTCGCTAACACTGCGTACGTTAGACCAATGCCCACCGACACCTCCACCACTTACAGAAAGCCAAGCAACCTCAGACTTATGCTCAATAAGCCCTTTAACAGTATCAGGTACGTAAGACAGGAAACAACTAATAGGAAGACCGCGATTCTTTCCTCCCGGGGCGGGGGCGTTACTAAGAATCGGACTAGCATACATAAACCATTGTTTAGAGACATAGTCGTATATCCTCTGTGCAAATTTTATGTCGCCTTTGGAGTAGGCTAATGCGGCCCTTGCAAATGCCTCTTGACTGTACTTCTCTCCCGGGAGGAGATAAAACTCAAGGAGCTTTTTTGCTTGTTCAGTTAAAAGAAACTCTCTTTCAAGATCAATCTGTATACCGTGATACTGCATTATTGTTGCCTACTCTTCTGCATCAATTGTTTTAACTCAGGATTCTTTTCTAACAAGTCTTCTAAAAAACTGTTGTACCAATTCACCTTTCCATGATTCATCTCTGGCGTATCTTTGTCATTAATACGCAATAGATATTTAAGCTCATTACCAATCATGTAACCTGAGAACTGCTCCGGTGTAAGCACAGAACGAATAATGTCAATCGCCTCCCATTCTTTTTTTTGGTAGTGCGAGGGGTTTCGCCAATCTTGTGAATTGCTCATTGCATTCCCTCTGTTGGAGTAAACAATAACTCAATCTGATCTTCTGATAAATTTTCTAGCATGTCTTGAGTGTCTTCGTGCATCAACATATTGATATCAAAATCTCCAGTTTCTAAAGCCACCTCGCCAATCTCTAAAACTTGATCTGGATAGTTTTTTGCGGAGATTGTTAATCCTGCGACTAATGCAATTACAGTCATGATTGCATCAAATCGATCCTCAGATACTTTACCCTCTAAATCGATAGGAGGGTCCATGTTGAAACCGTACGCAAATTGCACATTATTGTTATCATCAACTGATAACTTTATAAATGCTTCATCTTTTTTTAGTTCTAGTTTCATCAAACCAATCCTCTGGTATTAATTTATCTGCGTACAAAAAACCATGTTTAGTACACCAGTCTGCGTATGAGGTTTTAGATCCTTTTCTGATTTTTGCTTTAGAGTTAGAGAAAACAAATCGTATATCGTAATCTGTCTGTTGTTTAATCCACAGATGTTTCTTACGGTCTTCTAAGGTGAACCGCCCTTTTGTTTCAACCACAATACCATTAGGCAAGATAAAATCAGGAGTGTACGTTCGATCAACAGCGGGTTGTGTAAAGTTAATTCTTGAAGATGGGTCTTCATACTTAACATGTAGTCCCCGCTTTTTGATTTGATCTGCGACAGTCTTTTCAAGACCTGATTTGTATCCATATTTCTTAGCCGCCTTACTGAACGTCATTGTACACCGTGTAGTATTTCCAAGGCTTAGTCTTAGCTTGGCTTGCCGTAGACTCACGATATTGTAAGTTAGGCCAACACGTATGCTTGAACTCACAGAATTCACAGGTACGACAGATGTGTCTATTGCCTGTAGGCACTCGACGGTAGGTTTCTTCTACATCGTCAAAACATCGGGTAAACTCAGAAGCATCAGAAGTTATAAGATCATAGGTATCCTTTATAGATCCCAAGACCTCTTCACGTTTTTCTAACGTGTCGTTGGCCTCGACAAACTTCCATTCCCCGGTAACCTTGTTAATGGCAATCCACCCGCCAAAAGGTTTCCCGGTTGCTTCTGAGTACCCGAATCCTTGGGCCACGTAACCGAAGGTATCATCTTCGGCTAACGTATTGAAATCTTTAAACTTATTCTGGAAAGAGTATGGACTAGTAGACTTTACGTCCCACACTTTTCCATCGATAATTACATCGAACTCGCCGTCGATCTTTCGTTCATCTAATTCAAGAGAACACTTACCACTGGCCTCTTCTATAGAAACACCAGCCGCTTTCATTACAAAGACAGAGATAGCTTCTAAAGCATCTCCCATGAGCATCTTCATAATAAAATCGTAAGGTTTCTTTTCCTGTTCTTCAGGATGATGTTTCTGCATCCATAACTGGCAGGAAGGCCTACCAACATTTGACATACGGATACCGAAGTCTCTGCGCTTCTCTACAAACTGTTTACGTAAAGCTTGCTTAAAACTTTCGCCAGCCTCTTCAATTAACTCGTTGTAGTCAATGTCAAGAGGCGACTCATTGGTCGCCTGCTTGAGAAAGTTCTTAACGATAATTTCATTTCTGTTAGGAGCTTGCATTGATTAGCCTTCTGCAACAATGTCTACCAGTTCGGCCTCTTTTGAGTCAGTAACGGTTGAGCGAATTGCTTCATCGTACTTGCGGCGCACTTCAGCGTTAACCCCTTGAGTAAGAGTCACGATGTGCTTCATTACTTCACCATCTTCCAGAGACAGTTCGACTGTATCCTTAAAGTCAGGATTAAAGTGAGAGGTAAAATACGTAACCCCACCATTCTTTTTTCTTTCCGTAAACAAAGTTGAATTGACATTAGTAAACGGAACGCCTTGAGAATTTGATGGGTCAATTACTTCCTTGGTAAAGTTAAGGAAAGACGCACCCTTTACACGGAAGAGACATGGTGTAGGAGGCACTTCTATTTTTTCACCTGTAGCTGTAGCCCCTGTGTAGCTGACGATACCGTAAAGATAACGAAAACAGGTAATACCTGTATACCTCTTCTTTTCTGCATCCGGTAAAGCATGGAAGTCTTTACCGACAGGTCGGCCACAACGAAGAGATCCAGTCTCATCAATTGACTCAGCTTTATAATCACCAGTCATTGTGATCACGGTACGATTGACGACAGCCTGCTGTTCAGAGTCATAGTGCAAGTATTGCATGAAATCGCCCAATGCGCGAAAATTAACTTCTTTAGCATAGACTACGGGAATATCTTGACCCTGAATGAAGAACATGCCTTTTTTCAATGCATTGCCGTCATCATCTTCTTCCTGATGATTAATTCGTAACAAAGGAAACAGATCATTTGTCTGCTCAGACTTTGCTTGCTCTTGAGATGGACCGGCCATTAAAGCCGCTAACTGATTGACATCCAAGTCTTGGACATTCGCTGGTAAATTACTCATATATTACTTTTCCTTCTAGCCAGTTTGGACCACTCTTTATCTCAATATCGAGTGGTATAGACATCTCGTAATCATACCGATATTCCAACTCCCGGTCAACATTTTCCATCGCACTCGCAAGTATTTCTATAAGCTCTTTTTCTTCACCGGGGTAGACATCGATAACAATACTGTCGTGTACAGTTAATACACATAACGATTTCATTTGCCGATCTTTCATCTTTTTATCGACACGTATACACGCTAACGGAACAATATCTGCAGTAGCAAATGATTGCACCGGGTAGTTTACGATTTGTGTAGCATAGGTCACTCTGCCTGAACTTTGTCTTTCAACATTATACCACCGGAGTTGCCTACCGGATGGCAACGTAACGGTCCCATTTTTAAGGACTTGATTCTTGAGTTGGGTGTGCCATGCGGATAGACCGGAGTAAATATCGAAATATTGATTAAAATAATTCCGAATGTGTTCGGGTTCTCCGGCCCCACTGCCACCGTATAAAGGAGCGAATGTGTAAGCCTTGGCTTGCTGTCTTTCATCCTTAGTTACCTCTTCAGCAGACTTCATATTGATAATTGCCGCAGTTTGTTTGTGGACATCCTTACCTGTTTTAATATCCTCAAAGATTTGAGCATCTTGAGATAATACTCCTGCTACACGGAACTCCAAGCCACTAAAGTCTGCTTCCATAATACTGCCGCCATCAAATCTAGAAACGACGCATTTACGTACCGGGAACGTACCTCCACGAGGTTGATTCTGGAAATTAGGGTCAGAGGAAGATAGCCTTCCTGTTGCAGTGCGACATTGGTTAAAAGTTGTATGAAGTAGTCCAGAATGCCGTGTATTGCGTTGTATGCCCTTAACAAAAGAAGTTAAATAGGTAGATACTGCATTAAGCCTCTGCATCGATTCTAGGAAGGTTATGGCATCTTGGTTGTCATTTTCCCTTGCTTGACTAATCAAACGCCCAATGATGTCCTTACCAGTTACAAACCCATTAGCAGATGTGTCTAGTACATTGGACACCTTAAGGTTAAACCCTGCAAGCTCAGGTAACGCAGTCTGCTTTACACCGATACCGTTACATGTTGCGCACTTAGTTGCCTTCTTAAATGATGTACCGTCTTTCTTTATCTTAAAAAAACTGCCTTTGCCGTCACAATCATCACATATACTTGCACAAGTTTTGTACACTGGTTGAGTCATACGATCAATGGCCGTTCCTATTTCCCGACTAGACAGTCTAGGTCGGAACAGCGGTTTACCTTGTGCATTTACTCCTATGTTAAAGAATTCTTTCCATTCATTCTTATCGATTATTCTACGTGAATAAATAATCTCAGATAGTTGGGCAGGACTGTTCATATTGATTGGGTTGTCGCCCATAACTTTTTTACATATGGCTTGCATCTGTTCCTGCAGTTGCTTCTGTTCTTGCAAGTATTCTTCTTCAATAGCAGACAGTACGTCTGTGTCTATGCGGATGCCATTTGTCTCCATATCCAAAAGGACATACATCATTTGGTTCATCATAGTGACAGTAGGAAGCAACCCTTTATTGTCATCTTCTTTGTACGCTTTACTTTGTGCTAAAAAAAGTTCTGCACAAGAAACACAGTCAGAACGCCCATACTCATCTACCGTCTCTAGAGGCATGGCTTCATAACCAATCCCCTTGCTGAATGATTCCTCCACAAGCTCTGACTTCTTGAGATGGATATTGCGTCTCTTTGCAGACTCCGCTAATGACATACTCAATTTTTGACCACGTGCCAGTACATATTCTCCAATCATTGTGCAGTAATATTCTTTACCTTCAATGTTAAAGTTACATTGGCGCAACCAGTGTAGGTCGTACTTAAGATTATGACCTACCAGAACATCTGCAGAGTCAATTAGATTTTGGATTAATTGAAACCCCTGCTGACCGGAAAAGTCGGGAGGTAAATCATTATGTGCAAAGAATTCGTATGTCACATCTTTTGTGAGCAAGTTCTCATGCGCATAACACGCACCGACTGATACTAAATAATTATCTATATTAAAAGGACTGCCATCAATGCGCCCTTCAGAATCTCGCTGAACAGTATTCTCTACATCCAATACAAGATACCGTTTCCCGTTAATCAACATATCTAGATACTCTTGGTTCTATTAAACAAACGATAGTCCCATGCCACCCAGTAATCTTATTCTTACCGACAGTTAAATGTCTCGTGTAATCTGGCTCTTCATCCATACCGACAGCGTGGCATCCAATACCAATGATCACATCAGCTTCCGCAAATTTACCTGTCTTGCTACCTTCCATTTCTGAAGGATTAAGGATAGTTTTCCCTTGAGCTTCGGCAGATGCTTGACTAACGGCAATAAGTGCGAGACTGTGTCGCTTTGCAATCTCTCTAGCCTGTGTGTAGATTTCACGTAACTTCTCATCCGTACGTTGGAACATCCCGTTAACTTGAACTTTATCCAACTGATCAATAACAAGAACATCTGGCTTATGCCTTTCGCAATACGCATCCACTTCATCTATAGATACTCCCTGTGCGTCAAACATGTTGACATTATCTTTTACATTGGCCCACTCATCACGAGCGAACTGTGCATCCTGCTCAATTTCCTGTCTGCTCATCCCTGTCCATGCGGAGATGGCTCTGAGCATTGTCCTCTTGGCAGGCTCTTCGTTGACCATCGTGTGGACTGAGGCACCTTGCTCTGCGAATCCTCCGGGACCGTAGCACAAGGAAATATGGCTTGCGGTCTTTCCTGTTTCTGGTCTGGCGAATATGATGCATAGCTCACCTGCTCCAATACCGGGAACTTTATTTTTTAAAGATCGTATGTTGAATAACCAACGATTTTCATCTGAAGTATCTTTTAACAATTCATCTACATCCGTACTGCAATGGGTAATCTGTTCTTGGTAGGAAATCGTATCGCCTACTTTGTCGATCAGTTTCTTTAATGGAAGTAAATCCTTGATCTCTCCATCTTCCATGCGAATGCCAATCTGGGCAACTTCACCGCCCACTTTCTGCTTATAAGTTTCTGCCAATACTTCTTCGGCAACTTCTGCAGTCATGCCGGTGCGGGAGGCTATCTCCCTAAGTAGCATCTTTACGTTAGCTTTCTTGACTTCATTTAACGCAGGATTCTTTATATCGTACAGAGCTTCGACATCAGTCACAGTTAAGTCACTATCGAACTGCTCATGTGCGTCTACAATCGTATTATAAAGGGGTTTGAGGTCGGACCCATCAAATAAAGATGGATAGATCCTATGTTTATTGTTTCTGTAAAAATCTTTATTCAGAAGTAACTGTAACAGTTCTTGCTTCATGCTTTTTAATCTCGTCTTCTAATGCAGGGTAGTGTACAGACGCAGGGATTGATTTCCCCGGGGCAGACTTTAAAGAGTCTGCCGCTGATTTCCATTTTATCTCTCCCTTGTTTTCCTTAACCAACAAAATGCGCAAAGATATTTGTAAGATTGCCACAGGGCTTACATTTGCACTTGATCATTTACGTACCCCCCAAGGTTTAGTAATTAACCAGTGACCGAATGGTACAGCACCTTGGTACTCCCGGTCAAACGCTGAAGGTTTTTTGCCGCCTTTTGCTATCGTTTCAATTCTTTTTTGAGCAATTTCTTGCCTGTCACGGTACGGGATATCCATACCTTGCTTACGCAAAGACGTAATCTTTGCTTTAGTCGATGCGTGAGAGATGCCTATCTTCAAAGATATTTGCTCAAAAGTGATACCTTGTTTATATAATTTAACTAATTCATCCATTTGTTCTTGCGTCCAATGTACAAGAGGTCTTTTTGCTTTAGCCATTTCTAACCTTCCTTTTTGTTATTAAGAGAATCACTGTTCATAAATCGTGAGTCCCATCAGGTCACTCTTGTGGATCACTGCCGGGGTAAACGTACTCATCTGCTTTTGCATTATAAAAACCGCCAATCTGATTTATTGCAGAAGGATCAGTCCAATGTTGTTTTTCATACTTACTGATTTCTTCCTCAAGATCTGGGTAATGTACACTAGCGGGTATAGCTACGCCATCCTTCGGTTCTAGCGTTTCAGCCATAGCTTTAAACTTATCGTACTTAATAGGGTCATCCGCCATGTCGGCCTCATTAGCTAAAAAAAGCGCCCACAAATAAGCGCACTCACCTGTTAGGCTATTGCCTCCATAAGCACGTTTAATATAAGGTATTTTGCTCATTGTTTTTCCCTGATGCAAAAATATTTATGTTCCCCACAAATATTTGTAAATCCAATACTTTTGCTTTCGTCTGACATAAAGTGTCCGACACCTGCTATGGAACCAAATATAAATAAAATGAAAGCATATACTTTAATCATCTCCTACGCCTCCTTTTCCATGTCCCATTTAACTTTGTTTGGCGGTGATTTTGGCGCACGTTTCTTCTCAGTCGTAAATACAAACCAAGTAAAGAACACGCATGTAATCAACACATAGTGACCGATAATATTGTATCCAATATACAACAACTCAGTCGTGTATATACCAAAAGCAATACACCACATTGCACTCAATAAAATCGTGAGTAAATACTTGTACTCCATTGGCGCAAACCGAAGAGCATTCTTTGTGCCGTCAAGTAGGCCATAGCCAAACTTGGTTAATGCCACCCATCCATTTTCTTCAAATGCTTTAAGTATTTTCATAGTTGATAATCCTCTTCATATATTCCACCACACATTGTGGATTCCTTTTCTTACAGACACAAAAAAGCCCCTCATAGAGAGGGGCAAGGGGTTTGGGAGAAAGATAGGATTTCCTGAACCATCACGGGAGAGAAATATTTCAGGTCATCCTGCAATAATACTACACGACAATTTATGTATCCGTCAAGCATGTTTTTAATTTTTAATGCTTTCAAGCTCGCATCTTTATCGAGAGCGATTAGGATCTCTTTGTATCCAAATAAATCTTTGATTCGGGATTCGTGGAAGTTCGTACCGAGTAATGCAATACCTGTATAACCTGCATTGAAGCAAGACTCTGCAGATACACAATCCTCAACCAAAACTGCGATGTCTCGATCATTATCGGTAAAATACATAAGATCTTTTTGTTTATCGTATCTTTTCCATTTCATTCTGGGGTGCAAAGAGGGAATCATTGCTCTGCCTGTCGCGCCAAGTAGAACTTCTCCTTCACGATCATAAATAGGGAACACTGCACGAGTCTCCCTCACATCGAACCACAGAGGTTTCTGGATGTTGTACTGGTTTGCATAGGCATCCAAAACGGGGGATGGTATCTGTACAACATGCTCTGGCATGGTAAATTTTTGTACAATATCAGCCACCCGGTTATGGGGGGATAGGGATAATCTTTCACGAATATCATTTGTATTCATGTAAGACTTTGTACGTCCTGAACAGCTACAAGAAGCTTTGTAACAGTTCCATATTAATCTGCCCTCCAGCTTACTTAAAGTAAACGTATTGTATCCTCCACAGCGAGGACAGTTCATACGCTGTGTATCTCCCTCAGCCAAAGTTGAGGATTCTAAAATTTCGGAAAGTCGCATCTTTGGGATTTCCTTTTTTAGCCCGTGTGAGGAGGTAGACTAACCGTACAAAAAAATAAATACAACCCCTTGTCGAATACAAATTTTCATGGTAGGTTTCGGTTCAGGCGGTACTGATAAGTATTTTTTTAGATAAACATTTATATATAAAACATTACTTTAAGTAAGTAACTTTAAAGTACAAAGTGGTTGACAGATCTTTTTTGTACTGGCTACAATGTTTTTTCGTTAACTAATGGGAGAAACGAAAATGATTAAGCAAGAATATTATACGGATGAAGAGCTAGTAGAAATGGTTCAAAATCCGCTCGGTGAACACGGAAAGTCCACCCATGAAATCGGCAAATTGATCGGAGAAAGATTTGTGCAAAAAGAAACCGCCCGGTGTAACCTTCAGCAAAGAGTTAATGTTGCCGCAGAGAATATTGGCCATCAAATGATTACTGATTTAATTAACGAGGGGTATTGATATGTCGCGTAATATGTCAGATACTCAATTGTTGAATTTTATTCAGAATTACAAAGTGGATATTAAATTGAGCGATTTAGAACCTCATCCTGTTCACGCAAATAAATTTGAAATCAAGTTTATTGCAAGTACCGGGATCACGACCTGTATGGCAACTAATGTCCGGACAGCTCTCTCAGATCTGTACGAATTAATTAACGGGATTCCGGAGATCGATGAATGATCGCTGGATTTTTATATTTATTGTGGCCGATCATAAAAAGGCTTGTACTTTTGTATTTTATTCTGTTATTGTTGTGACAACTATCAAAGACGGCGTGGTATGGGTGGTTACCTTTGAGGTCTTGTATAAGATTAGCTTAGGTTTCATCCATATAGTCGAGGTGCGAATGCCGAGATAGCGGTGGAAAAGTCGTACAGCGAGATGTAAGGAGTGGTTGAAAACCGTGAACTGCAGATAACACGGTGGACAGGTAGACTGGTCGTTTAATTTAATTAAATAGTTCCCTCTGCCCCGGGCTTAAGCTACCCGGGGTTTTTTTTTGTTTGGTTAGATAGTCTATATCTATTAGAAATATAGTTTTAATAAATAAATACCATCAAAAAATATCAAACACTGTACATTTATCCAGTGAAATATATTTTTACCTTTGATATCATATACTTAGTGACTGGGAAGCCCTCAGCACTGATGTTCATTAAACAATTTAATTACGGGAGAGTTTATCATGATTGATAAATCAGAATTCGTTCAGGCTAATGGTTTCACTTTCTACGCGGTATCTTCTGATTATGGTGCGTCTTGGGCTAAGGCCTTGGACCCAATCACTGCAATCAGAAACGCGGCAACCCCTGGGACACACGCTGTAAGATGTGTGTACGGAAAGGAAGACGAGTTATCATCCGATGGGATGGGAAACATATTCTGGGATGATGTGGATAATCCACCGATCCCCGTGGGATTGTTCTTAGTAACCCCTCGGAAGATTGTACCGATGCCCGAGAAATCAAAAGAGTTTCCAAAGAATAGTCTCAGCAATGAGAAATGGATCTCAGATTTCTTTAGGGATACAAAAGCCTGCAAAGAGTAACTACCCGGCCCCTCTTCGGAGGGGCTTTTTTTTGTCTGTAAAGTTTGGTAGTCTCTGACTCTGGCGTTTTTATTTACGGGAGAAAAAAATGAAAACTTCTACGATCTATCAAAAATCAATCAAGGATCTTTCACAGTATCCGCATGACCTACTAAAAAAGCCCACAAGCAAAAAACTTGGGGCGGCTGGTGCCAAGGTACTAAAGGGAAGATTAAAAGGGGCTAGCGTCTTCACGTTAACTCTGACCGAGCGGGAGACCTGCCCGAAGAGTTGCGGACATTGGGAAGATTGCTATGGCAACAATATGCCATTCGCGCATAGATTCTCTGGCGGACCAGAGTTTGAAGAGAGATTGTTTACGGAAATAGATTTGAAAGCCCAAAAGGCCAAGGCCAAGGGAGAAAAGCTTCTAATTCGTTTGCATGTTCTGGGTGATTTTTACTCGAAAGACTACGTTCTTAAATGGGGCGCGAAATTAGTT